CCTATATTTCACGAACCAAAGACTGGTGCAAGATGTACAAAATTAAAAATGAAACCAGACTTAAAAGGTGTATGGCCCGGTCACGAACAATTTAATTTACGTCCAAAACCAGGAACATTAATTATATTTCCAGGTTATTTAGAACATGAATATGCAGTAGATTTTGGTATCGAGCCATTTAGATTTATACATTGGAATATACAAGCTGTGCCAAAAGAAATGGCAAAAGATGTTTAAACATAGTTTTGTTTACACCGTTTTTGAAAACTTTGTAGAAATTGATTTAAAAACAAAACAAAAAATAAAAAGTATAAAATTAAATAAATGTGAAGAAAATAAAAATAGTTTTAGTTTATCTCCTAATATAAATACAACATTAAAAAATGTAGTAGAAAATAAATTAAATTTTATTTTTAAAAAATTAAAATTACAACTTCAAAATTGTTGGGTGCAAAAATATAATAAATATGATTATCATTCTATGCACACTCATTTTCACACTCAAAATGATTATTCTTTTATATGGTATATAGAGGGTGAATCTAATTCTGCTTCAACAAAATTTTTTGATGTTGGTTATCCTCTTATAAATACAGGAAGTGTATTAGAGTTTAATTTTAAACCAGGAATGGTTTTATTGTTTCCTGGTTTTTTACCTCATGAAGTTCCAATAAATAAAAGTGATAATAGATTAGTAGTAAGTGGTAATTTAGTATGAATTTAAAAATACATAAAAACATATTAACAAAAAAAGAACAAAAAAATTTATTAAATTTTGTAAAGAAAAAAGTACAGTATTTAGGAGAAGACTACCCAGGGTTACAAACTAAAGGTGATTTACATACATATAAAGAGTTATGTCCTTTTTTAAAAAAAATAAATAAATATGTTCAACCAAATAAAATATCCATGTGCTGGTGTAATTACACCGATGGTAGTTATATTTCTTGGCATAATCACGAAGGTTTAAAATATAGTATGGTCTACTATTTAAAGAGTCCTCAAAGATTAGGGGTGATGTTTACAACAGGTAAATATGGTGTTATTTACACAAAAGGATTAGAAAATTCTTTAGCTATATTTGATGGAAGTAAAGTTCATTCTATGCCAAATAGTTATAAAAAAATGAACAGATATACAATAGCAGTAGATATCATATGAGTTTTAAAAAAAACAAATACACAATTATCAAACAGGCAATATCAAAAGACTTAGCAATATTTATTGCAAATTATTTTAGAATGCAGAAACAAGTTTATGATACTTGTAAAGCTGCTAGATACTTTTCCCCGTTTGAACAGATAATTGGATACTATGAGGGCAAGGATGAACAAATACCCGATACATATTCTCAATATGCAAATATGGCTATGGAAACTTTATTACTTAAATGCCAACCAGGTATGGAAAAAGCTACAGGATTAAAATTATATCCTGCATACACATACGCTAGAATCTATAAAAAAGGTGATGAATTAAAAAGACACAAAGACAGATTTTCTTGTGAGATATCAACCACAATGAATCTTGGTGGGGATGACTGGCCTATATACTTAGAACCGTCTGGAGAGGTTGGTAAAAAAGGTATTAAAGTAGATTTAAAACCAGGAGATATGTTAGTTTATTCTGGCTGTGAACTAGAACATTGGAGAGAAAAATTTAAAGGCAAAGAATGCGTGCAAGTTTTTTTACATTATAACAATCGTAAAACACCGGGAGCTAAAGATAATATGTTCGACAAACGTCCACATTTAGGTCTTCCTTCCTGGTTTAAACGATGATATAATCTTTAGATGGGGGCAGTACACCACCACATACCTACTGTCCCCTTTTAAGGATTATTTATGAGTTTAGGATTTGACGCAATATCAGCATTACCATTTGCTACATCAGGACCCGATTCAGATGTAAATGTTTCAGTAACAGGCAACCAAGTAACAATTAGTATTGGTAGTGCTGGAGTTATAGCAGACGCCGTAACTGAAAATTTAACAGCAAATCAAGTAACTTTAGGCACAGGCACTTTAAGTATTACAGCTGACGCAAATGTAAGTCCTACAGGATCTCAAGTAGTCTTAAATACAGGTAACGTAACAGTTAATATTGATATAGATGTTTTACCATCAGGTGTTGACTTGACCTTGGCTACAGGTAATGTTACAATAACTGCTGACGCAAATTTAACTCTTGATGGTAATGCTTTATCATTAGATACAG